AAGGTGCACAGTGTCACATATTTCACGATTCAGAAAATATTGTAATAGCATTTAGAGGAACAGAACCAACACAATTTTCAGATGTAAAGGCTGACCTTTTAGCATTTAAAAGAAAATCTAAAACTGAAGGTAAAGTGCATATGGGTTTTAAAATAGAACTCAGAAAACTTTGGTGTGATATCTCTGGTATTTTAGAAAAAAGAAAAGCACAAAAAGTTTGGATTACTGGACATAGTTTAGGTGGAGCTATGGCAACATTATGTGGTAGTCGTTTGGAAGAAAGAAATCCAACACTATATACATATGGTTCACCAAAAGTTGGTGGTAAAGACTGGCGTGATGGTTGTGATGTTGAACATTATAGATTTCAAAACAATAATGACATAGTTCCATCTGTGCCTTTATGGTTAATGGGATATAGGCATCATGGTGAATTACTATATATTAATTACTATGGGAATATTCGTAAATTAACATATTGGCAAAAAATTAAAGATTCCATGAGAGGTCGTTGGAAAGCTCTTAAAAAGTTTCAACTGTTTGATGGAATATATGATCACAATATAGGCTTATACTGTGACAAACTAAAGGAGTTACTATAATGTGGGATATTATAGAAAAAATGGCATCTGATAGGCTGTGGATTTACACAGGTATTGCTGGTGCTTTATTTGGTGCAGCTTTTCTTGCATATTTTAGAGGTACAAGAGCTGGACTTTGGTGTTACTCTAAATTTGATAGAGTATTAGATTATTTAATTAATAGGTTAGGGTGGACTTGGTTAAAACAACCAGAAGATGCTTGGAGAAAAAAGTATCCTCACGTTACTAAAAAAATAGATAATCTAGAAAAAAGATTACGTCAAATTGAACTCATGTCACACGAACACAAACGGAAAATACGACGCCTTGCAAAGTCAGTAGATTAAAAAATGATAGATGAATTAAAAGAGTGTGTGAAAAATAATGAAAGTCGTGTTTTTAAGAATGCATTTCCAAATATTTTTTCTGTGGAAGAATTTAATAGACTTTTAAATTTAAGATCGTTTCAAACTATACAAAGACTTACACCAACTAAAGAAGTTAGAAAGTTAACAAAATGGAAAAGTCTATCAGAACAAGATAGAAGAGAGCCTTGGGTAAAAGATACTACAACAATACCACCTAGTTTGGTAGAGGAAGTTATAAACAGTTGTGTTTGTTATTGGCCTGATAGTTCTAGAGTTAATAAACAAGTAAATGATTTAGCTCTCGAACTTGAAGAACTGTCTGGAGAAAATTGTGATGCACATATATTTTTTTCTGTCAAAAAAGAATTAGAAAATTTTTTTGGTGCACACTATGATACTGCAACAAATTTTATAGTTCAAGCAGTGGGTAGGACACACTGGAGATGTTGTAAGGATCAAGTTGATACAACTAAAGTTTCCCCTAATGTAAAAAATATAGAAGACTATGGTGTTTATATTGATGAGGTATTAGAGCCTGGAGATGCCATTTTTATACCAAAAGAGGTTCTTCACGAACCTAGAAACTTAACTCCTAGAATATCTGTTAGTTTTCCTATGAGAAGTAGGGATAAGTGGTTAAAAACTAGAAATCCAAGACAAGATAGAAAATGGTTGGATGTTCAGTTCACATAAATACTTACATGGAAGATATAAAAACAGAAGTAGCTTTATTGAAAAAAGAAGTAAAGGACATTAAATTTATTTTTAATCGTCTGGATACTGCTATTGAAAGAATCACTGAAGTTTCTACTTCTGTAAATCGTATGTTGGCAGTACATGAGGAAAAAATTTCTCAACAGGAAGAAGCAGCAATAAGAGCAGATATAGAATTTAGAGCTGATGTAAAAGAACTACATTCTCGTATTACTACAAACTCAAAAGAACTTGCAGAACAGATGGCAAAAAATCATAGAGAAACGGAAGCCCATGTTCAAAGTTTAAGATCAGACCTAAACAATAGGGTAGGAGTTTTAGAAAAGTGGAGATGGTTAATTATTGGTGGTTCTATTGTTATTGGATTTATTGCGCAAAAAATGATAGTTTTAGGTTGACATTGCTTTAAATTTAGTATATACTGATTAAATGTATATCGAACAAAAATACTTATTAATCGCATCCGCACAGTTACAACAGTTCAAAAAGAAAGGTGATTTTCTTTTTAATTTTCGTTGTCCTTATTGCGGAGATTCTCAAAAAAATCGTACAAAAGCTAGAGGATTCGTCTTTCGTAAAGAAGCGAATCTTATATATAAATGTCATAACTGTGGTAAAGGTGCTAGTTTTCAAAACTTCTTAAAGCACGTTGACACTAAAATTTATGATGACTATATATTTGAAAGATACAAAAAGAATGATACTAATGTTCCTGACATTAGTAAATTTCAACAACCAAACTTTATGAAAGGGCCATCTCCACTCAAATCTCTTAAAAAGATATCATCACTAAGACATGATCATCCTGTTAAGAAATTTGTGGAAAATAGAAAGATTCCATCTACGGCTCACTTTGAATTGTTTTTTGCCCCGAAGTTCTATTCGTGGGTAAATAAGGTTGTACCTAATAAATTCCCTTCTTTGAAGGGCGATCATCCTAGATTGATAATTCCATTCTTTGATGAGAACAATAAAATGTTTGCCTTTCAAGGGAGAGCTTTCGGAAATGAACAACCAAAATATATTACCATCAAGCTTGATCCAGAAAAAGATAAAATATACGGTCTTAATAGACTAAACCGTAATAAACATACCTATGTGGTTGAAGGGCCCATAGATAGTTTATTTCTAGATAATTGTATTGCTGTTGCAGGTGCAGATTTTATGAAGTTACCAAAAGAAAATACTACAATTATTTTCGATAATGAGAGGAGAAATTTAGAAATACTCAAACAGATAGAAAAGACTGTTAATGAAGGATATAGAGTTGTCCTCTGGCCAGATGAATTAGAAGAAAAAGATATTAATGATATGATTTTGGCTGGAAAAACTAAAGACGAAATAAAAATAATAATAGAAAAAAATACTTATCAGGGCAATATGGCTAAGATAAGATTAACAGCATGGAGAAGAATAAATGCCTAGTAATTACCTACCAACCCCATATCAAGAATTTATCCACTTATCAAGATACTCACGCTGGTTACCAGAAAAAGGTCGTAGAGAAACTTGGAATGAAACTGTAACAAGATATTTTGATTTTTTTACAGAACACGTTAAAGAAATGTGTGAATTTGATATAAGTGATAAAATTAGAAATGAACTTGAGGTTGCAGTACTAGGTCAACGTGTTATGCCGTCCATGAGGTGTTTAATGACTGCTGGGGAGGCACTTAAGCGTGAAAACATCGCTGGATACAACTGTTCATATGTAGCGGTAAGTCGTATCCAAGCTTTTGATGAAATTCTATATATTCTTATGAATGGTACTGGAGTTGGTTTTTCTGTAGAAAGACAATTCGTATCAGAACTTCCTAGAGTTGCTGAAGAGTTTCATCCTAGTGATACAGTGATAACTGTTGCAGATAGTAAGATGGGTTGGGCAAAGGCATTTAAAGAACTGATGGGTATGTTATACATAGGCCAAATTCCAAGATGGGATTTATCTAAGATACGTCCTGCAGGTGCACCACTTAAAACTTTTGGTGGTCGTGCTTCTGGCCCAGCACCATTAGAAAATCTTTTTAATTTTACAACTAATATACTTAGTGGTGCAGCAGGTAGAAAATTAACATCACTGGAATGTCACGATATTGTTTGTAAAATTGCAGAAATTGTTGTAGTTGGCGGGGTTCGTAGGTCAGCTCTTATTAGTCTTTCAAATTTATCTGATGATCGTATGAGACACGCAAAAGCTGGTCAGTGGTGGAATGATAATCCACAACGAGCTTTGGCAAACAATTCTGCAGCATATACAGAAAAACCAGATATTGGTATTTTTATGGATGAGTGGAAAGCTCTTTATGATTCTAAGTCTGGTGAAAGAGGCATATTTAATCGTGCAAGTGCTAATCGTATGGCAGAAGTAAGTGGTCGTAGGGTTACTGAAGGACATGAGTTTGGTACAAACCCATGCAGCGAGATAATTTTGCGAGATAGAGAATTTTGTAATTTGAGCGAAGTTGTAGTAAGACCAGAAGACACAAAGGAGTCTCTTTTAGACAAAGTACGTCTTGCAACGATTCTTGGAACTTTTCAATCTACTCTTACAAACTTTAAGTATGTATCAGCAGCATGGAAAAAGAATTGTTCAGAAGAAAGACTTCTTGGTGTTTCTTTAACAGGTATCATGGATAATTCACTTACAAATGGTAAAACAAAAGGTGTTGAAGAATTATTAGAGGAACTAAAATCTCGTGCAGTTGAAACAAATAAAACATGGTCTAAAAAATTAGGTATAAATCAATCTGTTGCTATAACTTGTGTTAAGCCCTCTGGAACAGTCAGTCAGCTAGTTGATGCTGCATCTGGTATTCATGCAAGACATAATCCTTTTTATATTCGCACAGTTCGTGGAGATAAAAAAGACCCATTGACAATGATGATGACAGATATGGGATTTCCTGTAGAAGATGATGTTATGAATCCTGCCAACACTGCAGTATTCTCTTTCCCTATGAAAGTAGACAAAACTGCAGTATTTAGAACAGATATGGATGCTATAGAACAATTGGAGTTGTGGTTAACCTATCAGAAACATTGGTGTGAGCATAAACCCTCTGTTACAATTTCTGTAAAAGAAGATGAATGGATGGAAGTTGGTTCATGGGTATATAAAAACTTTGATTGGATGAGTGGAGTATCATTCTTACCATTTAGTGAACATACATACCAACAAGCACCATATCAAGATACAGATAAAGCAGGTTATGAATTTCTACTAAAACAAATGCCAAAACAAATAGATTGGTCAAAACTTTCTGAATATGAAAGTCAAGATATGACAGTTGGTGCACAGGAGTTAGCTTGTGTAGCTGGTGCTTGTGAAATAGTTTAATGAAGTTAGTTGTATGTGAATCGTGTGATGCTGAGTTTGCTATAAAACATACGATGGAGAACCGACTATATAAAGTAAGACATTGCCCATTCTGTGGTGATGAATTAACAGGAGAGCTTGAAGATGAGCTCGAAGATTACGGAGAAGAGTACGATGAATGAATGTCAAGAGTGTGGCCACGAATGTCATTGTGAAGGAAACTGTAACGAAGAAAACTGTAGTTGTGAAAGCTGTGATTGTCAGTCACAAGAATGGGTTGATAATCCTGTAGAGGCCCACTCTTTCTAATGAGGATAATGTGAAAACACAAAGTGCTAAAGCTAAAGGTCGAAGATTTCAACAGTGGGTTCGTGATCAGCTAATAGAATGTTTAGACGTACATCCAGAAGATGTAGAATCTAGAAGCATGGGTGCTGGTGGAGAAGACCTTATTATGGCCCGTGCTGCTAGAGAAAAGTTTCCATATTCCATAGAATGTAAGAATCAAGAGACACTAAACGTCTGGAAGTCATATGAACAAGCAGAATCTAACTCTGGTGATTATGAACCTGTTGTCTTTATAAAACGTAATAATCAGAAACCATTAGTAGTTGTCGATGCAAATTATTTTATTAATTTGCATAAAGGCACTTGACATTTGCAAAGAATCATGTTAGCATATAGTATAATATAATGATGGAGAGAATTATGGGAATGTCAAATTATATATTAGATTGTGTAGAACAGTTTTGGACTAAATGTCACGAAACTATTGGTCAGTGTAAAACTGCCAAAGAGTGGGAAGCAATGATGAAACCTTACGAACACTTACTACAAGGTTCTGAGGACTTGGAGCATGTTAAGGAATATGGTTATGAGGAATTGTGGATCGAATATAAACTTTGGAGTTAAATATGATTAGTACTACCATAGCATTTTTAATTACAAGCACTGCTTGTATTGCTACCTATATTTGGGGTATGCGTCAAGTTCCATCAGAAAAAGTTATTAGTACAATTATTGATGCCCTAAAAGATGGTGGTTATGTAAAAACTAGAATTGATGAAAATGGTGAAGAGGAATTAATTAGATTAGATGATTAAAATTTTATTATGGATTACATTAGGATTTTTAATATGTCATTATGGTGTTCTTAGTTCGATAAGTAACTATATTGTAACATCTGATATAATAGATTTGATCATAGGATTTCTAGAAGGATTTAAAATAAGTGAAGAAATTTAAAGAAGAAAAGTCTGGAATGACAGTGGAAGTTCGTAATAATGATATTAGCGGTGCATTACGAGTTTTAAAGAAACGTATGCAAACCGAAGGTATATTTAATGAGGTTCGTGAAAAAACTCACTTCAAAAGTAAAAGTGAAAAGAAAAGACTTGCAAAAGCTGCAGGTAGACGTAGATGGTTGAAAAAAATTGAAAAGTTGAATGGAGAGTTAAATGGCTAAAAAAAGAATTGTAGCTAATACTGTTAATAATGGTTGGGTTGCACCAAAGGTTCGTAAAAAACGTAAACCTATGACTGAAGAACAACGTCAGGCAGCAACAGAACGTCTTGTAAAGGCTCGAGCTGCACGTACACCAGCTAAAAACGAATCTATTTGTAGTTCTGTTCTTAACAAGAGTGATGATCATTTCTTATCTGCTAAAAAAGTAAGAGAGTGGATTAAAACACAGAAATCTTTAGCATCATCTTATAAGGCAGAAGTTCGCAGAGATGTAAAAGGTTCACATTCAAAGTATGCTAACTGTGTGGCATATGTCAGACATATGCAACATTACTTAAAACATGGTGATTGGGTTGATGATTACTATGGAGAGTATGCAGAAAAGAGGATAAAGTGGAAGACGATACATCCATCAGCGACAACAGTAATGTAATTAGGGGCCCGTGGACTCGGGCCCGAGTTGTTACACCTCAAGAAACTGATAGAATGACTGAGGATATGAATTTTATTGATGAAGTTGCAGAAAGCATTATGATACCTACTATACACAATCTTGCTGAAAATGGTGTGGATATAAAAGAAGAAGAGTTTCTTTCTGAAATTGGATTTTTGAATGAACTAATTAAATCTGTAATGTTTAGGATAATGGGATATCAACACCCAATGTCTGATCTTGTGTCAACTGTAATGAAAGTAGAAACAGAAAATCCACTAACAACATATTCAAAGTTTGACCATGATATAGTTAAAAAAATAGTTGATAGAATGTTTGAGGAAGATGATCCAGCATGATTATAATTGATATGAATCAAATCTCATTAGCAAGTCTAATGATGCATTTAAATATGACAAAAGCAAAAAAACCAGATGAAAACATGGTGAGACATATGATTCTTAATTCTGTTCGTATGTATAGAACTATGTTTAGTGATAAGTATGGAGAAGTAGTTCTTACCTACGATTCTAAACATTACTGGAGAAGAGATTTTTTTCCACAGTATAAATCTAATCGTAAAAAAGGTAGAGAGGAAGATGGTAGAAATTGGGATGCTATCTTTGAAGTTCTCAATAAAATTAAATCAGAAATTAAAGAAAATTTACCATATAAGTTTTTAGAAGTTTATGGTGCGGAGGCTGATGATATTATAGCCACACTATGTAAACATTCTCAGACAGAAAAAGATCGTACCAAAAATGAAAATATTTTAATAGTATCTGGTGATAAAGATTTTATTCAATTACAAAAATATGTAAATGTAAAACAGTATTCACCAATTCTTAAAAAGTATGTAGATGGACATAATCCAGACACATATATAAAAGAACATATACTTAAAGGCGATACTAGTGATGGAGTACCTAATGTTCTGTCACCAGATAATACATTCACAGATGGATTAAGACAAAAACCTTTAGGAAAGAAAAAGATTGAGACTTGGTTGGATATAGATATAGATGATTTACAGGATGAAGTCAAAAGAAATTACCAAAGAAATGAGAAACTCATTGACTTGAGTAAAATACCAAATGAACTTGAAGATGAAATTTTAACAGAATTTCATGGAGCTCCATTCGGTGACAGAAGCAAACTACTAAATTATTTTATAAAATCAAGATTGAAAAATCTTACTGAAACAATTGGAGAATTTTAAAATGCCAGAACAAACATACACTATGCTTTTTACAGAAATACTTGACAAAGTACATAAGGCAAAAACTAAAGATCAAAAGGTAAAAATCCTTAGAGAAAATAATACTGATGCATTACGCATGGTGCTCAAAGCTGGATTTGATCCTAATATTAGATGGGTGTTTCCAGAAGGCCCTGTTCCTTATACACCCAATGATGCTCCAGCTGGAACAAATCATTCAGTTCTAGCTATGGAAGCAAAAAAACTATGGCATTTTATTGAGGGTGCAGATAGAGAAACTAAACAACACAGAAAAGAAGTTATGTTCTTTCAGATGTTAGAAGGCCTACATGAAAGTGAAGCTAAACTTCTATGTAATGCTAAAGATAAAAAACTACATCAAGTATATAAAGGTTTATCCTCTAATGTAGTAAGAGAAGCATTTGGTTGGGATGAAGATTTTAAAGTACCACCACCAGATGTATATCCAGCTGAACCTGGCCTAGCGTCTGGAGTTGACAGGTAGTATGAACTTACCACCAATCTATTGGCCATCACAGTTACTTCCTAAAAGAAAAAAACCACTGATAAAAAAGGTCGAAAGAAAAGACCCAGTAAAGTGGCCAGATGAAGCACTCAAAAAACTTTTGAAAGATTTGCAAAATAAGTCTTGACATTCTCAACGAATCATGTTAGCTTATAAGTATAGTTAATAGAGAGAGAATTGTAATGGTAGAACGTGGAACACAAGTTATTGGAGTTTGGGGAGCTATGCACTCTGAAAGTCATGGTTTTGTAGCCAGTATTGAATGGAATTGTGATACTGGAAATGAGGTTCGTATTCAATGGAATGATGGTTCTAATCATCATACTTTAATGGATGAAATACAAGAAAATTATTTAGAGAGTAATAGTATTGGAGTTTATGTTAACCCCTTTACTAATGAACTTATGTAATTTAGGCCTTGACATTATTAACGAATCATGTTATAGTATATACATAATCAAGAGAGAGGTTAAGTTATGACAGTTAGAGTAAATAAACAATTCGATAGTGTTAATGACGGTATTCAGAATATGCTTGCCGCAGCTACTCACGACTACAATGAATTTTGTTCAAATGAAAATATGCAAGAAGAATTTGCTGAGGGTTGGGTAGTAAAAGAGGGTCAAAAATATATTAAGATTGTAAACCGAAATTCTGCTTGGGGGTTTATTGTCAATACAGAAGATGATAAAAAATTTCAAAAAGGAGATGTCCTAAAATGTGCTGGATACAATGCTCCTGCTCGAAATAAAGCTAGGGGTAATGTTCTTAGTGGTGGTTTTAATATTCAATGGACAGGGCCTTTATATCTATGATAAAAACAATGAACAATATTGGTGAGTATCTTGGATACATTATATTAATTATTTTTTCTTTTGGATGGATAGATACATTATGGATTTTTGGTGTTGAAAATTCAAAAGAATATACTTGGTGGTATTTAATTCACCAAGTATCAAATATGTAGAGTTTGATTTGGTCAGCGCCTCTCTCTCAAATCATCATATGCTGACCGAATCACTTAATCTCAACAAGTATTTATGATGATATGGTGACAGTCCTAAGTGACTGAAATTGTTGAGAAAAAAGGGGGGTTGACATGACCCCCCTTTTCTGTTACAGTATATATGTAATCAAGAGAGAAAGGTATTACAAATGTCAAATCAAGTAGATTTCGTAAGTGCTCACAATGGTGGGATTCAAATGTATTCAGATAGTGGTCTTGTCGGTTGGGGCAACACTGCTGAGTCTGTAGCTTATATTTTAAACACAAAAGGAATTTCATCAACAGTGATGGCAAGTTCATCAATGGATTTTGCATCTGAAGAAGGATTTGCAACTGATAATGGTGCGAATTTTCTTTGGGCACAAGCTTTAGAGTTGGTATCATAAATGAACTTTATTGACACTATAGGAGGAAATAAAAAACAACGTGAGTTAATCACTGACGTTGCTTATTTCTGTGTCGATAGACTCATGCCTAGAATGAAAACTCTAGAGATAGAAATACAAATAAATAATCTCAAAGATCAAGCAGTTGGATATTGCATGATGCAAGATGATAATCGAACATTTGAACTTGAGGTTGATAAGAAACTAGATGATGATGAATTGATAACTACAGTTTGTCACGAAATGGTTCATGTTAAACAATATGCCCGAAATGAATTAGGTATTAATGATAATCACGATGGTGAAAACTATTATGATTTACCATACGAAAAAGAGGCATATGAATTACAAGAAATTCTCCTAGAAGAATATAAAGAGTACAGGTAAAAAAATGAAAAAAGTAATCGTAGCATTATTAATAAGTGGCATGTCTCTGACACCACAAGTCTCTGCTACTCAACCCACACAAAGTTATGATAAAGAAATAGAGTGTCTAGCTTTAAATATTTATTTTGAAACAAGAGCTGTGTCTCTTGCAGATGCTATGGCAGTTTCTGATGTTGTGTTGAATAGAGTAGAATCTACAAAATATCCAAACAATATTTGTGATGTAGTTCATCAAGGATATAAAAAAGGTAAACGTACTTGTCAGTTTAGTTGGTATTGCGATGGAAAAGCTGATACACCAAGAGATATTACTTCTTGGAATCGTTCTCGAAAATACGCAAGAGATATGTATGTCTTTGGTGTATATAGAGGTATCACAGAAGGGTCAACTCATTATCATGCTTCGTATGTTAAACCTTATTGGGCTCCTACGTTAGAT